TAAAGTTTCAACCACGTTTAAAGCTAGAGCTTCTGGAATAGTCGTGATGATAGAAGCAGCGTCATCAGAAGCGATGCCACTTGAGTCCACGAACTTCGCCATATATGTGCCAGGCATTAGAGGGACCTGCGCGCGCGTGGCTGTACCTGCCAAGCCGGGAGTGATATCAACGCAAGACTTCCATGTTGGAGTTATGATATCGGGCGAGTATCGAATACGAACCGACCCACCGATTAGAACGTCAAGGTCGCTTGATTTATCCCAAGAGAGATAAGCCACACCAGCAAGTGGGATGAGTGAAAAGCCTGTTACGTTATCAGGTGAAGCAGCTCGGCCGGAGATAGTTTTAGTTCCGCTCGTAGCCTCTGATCTCTTGCCTAAAGAATTAAGAGCGTAAACTGTGACAGAATAAAACCCTGGCTCTGCGTTTAAAATTTCAACTTCATTTAAAGAAGTCTCAGCCATTGAGAAGATGTTGCCTGAGTCCCTTGACCAGTGAACCACATACCCTGTAGCTCCGGTGACATAGTTCCAAGAGATCGTTACCTTTGTGCGAACGTCAGCACCGATTGCGTATAAAGTTTCTGTGATTGCAAGACCTGCTGGTGCTGCTGGAATTGTTGTCAGAGATGAAATAGTTTTCGCTTCAATTTTTAAATCATCTTCAACATAGGCATACTTATCAGGGTCATGATAAAGAGCTGTGACCTCGTAAGTGCCTTCGTCTGATTCGCTGATACTTATAACTTTAAATTGCTGAGAGTCGATCTCTGTACTTTGAATCATCCACACCGCTGCGTATTGAGCAGAGGCCGAGAACGGAGAGCTTACGTCTAAGCGACGACCAGCGAGTGCTGACATTTGTTTTGTCTCTACGGTCCCATTGGGAAGAACGAGAGAGAGTGTATGTGTGAGAGGGTTTATCGAAAGGTCTTGATCAACAGTTGCGCCGTTAGCGTCAGCCGATTGAACTCGTCCACCTCTTCGTGAACCAGCCCTGGTGGGATCTGCAACTTTAATGACTTGCCCTGGTCGACAGACTGAACCACCGAGACCTGTTTTGAAAGAGACCGTTTCTGTTTGGTATCTCTCAGAATATAAAAGCCACTTCCCTAAACGATGTGCCTGTCCTTGAGAAGTACATCCCATTGCAACGACTTCTGTTTGAATAATTCCGTAACGAGCAATTGCCTCTTGGTCCTCAACATACTCAACTTGCTGCTGATATAAATTGGTCGGATCATTCCAGGTCACAACTGCAACAGTATGTCTAGCCTTCGCACTTGATCCTGCATAATTAAAAAGACCATCGACCACGTTTGAAGGAGTGAAGAGATGTGCAGGATCAGAAGGTGAATCTTGAATAACAGAAATACTTCCTTCAGCCCAGTAGGTCATTGATCTAAAAATAGAAGCGAGATCTTGTAAAACTTTAAATGCTTCAGCGCGAGTTTGCAGATACAGGTTACATAAAAATCTTGGCTCAGTAGTTGCGAACCCGTTGTTAACAAGTGTGTCACAGTACTGCCCGATAGTATAAAGACCCCACTTGTCTACTAGGTCTGCATCAATAAATGCACCGAGGCCGTAACGAGCAGTTGTAAGCAGATCATAAAAACACCAGGCAGGATTTGCAGACCAAGCTATTTGAAAAGTTCCATCCCATGTTCCTGTGTAGGTGAGGGACCCGTCTGCTCTAACAGTAGCGTTAGAAGGTATTTTAATTTTTAGAAGTTTTAAATCATATCCGCGCGTAGGTATTGAAGTAAACTGTGAAGCGTCGATTCTCATTGCAGCAATCGCACTGTTTGGATAACGAAGCTTGCCATCGATAACTTCTGTGTACGATTCCCAGATGAGTCTGTTCTGAAGGTTCGATACTTCTGAATCAAGAGTTACTTTTCGTACTCGAATATCCCATGGACCTGCGCCTGATAAATCAATGCGGTACTGTCTCTCGTACTTTGAAGTTGTTTTTCCGATGACGATATCTCTAATGATCTCAACATAGCCGCCACCATTTGATTGGCGTTCAATAAAATATTCAATCTCCGACCCGCCAAGATCTCCGTTAGAAGGATTTTGATAAGTGAGTGCTGGAAGAGAAACACGAACTCTGATTGCATCAATCGCTTCGTTCGTGATCGTGCGAATAACTCCGACGTCAGACACATCAGACTTTACAACTTGAATCCCAACAGAAACTTCATTCTCAACTGCTGGGAACTGAGTGATGTAGTCTTGATCTTGTGTTCCGACTCTTGACTCAAAAGTAACTCCTGTAAAGTTATAAGAGCCCGAAGGATTTTGAATCGGAGTTCCGTCAAGGTAAACAGATTTAAGTCCGTCAACTAAGCCGCCGATCTCACCTTCACAGACGACGTCCATAACTTGAGCAAAGGCTTTTGATTGAAGCGAGTCAGTAGCCTCAACAGGAATGTGTGCAGATCCACCGCCGCCACCTTTACCGCCACCACCACCAGAGCCATGAACTGTAGGTTGTTTTTTCATAATGGGTAGTGTGTCCAAACATAATAGTAATAAGTCCAACGGTCGTAAAATTTTAGACCAAATATATTTATAACTCCAATGCCGATGTACTCACGTTTAAACCAATTGCCTGGCACTGATGTTCCAGTGAGAATGAAAATATTCGTGGTGCCTTGATCAAAATGCACTTCGCGAGAAGTTTCACTTCTTGTTTTATAAAATCCTGATTTTGTTTGCTCTAAGTTAATGCCAGCAGAGATCACGGCACCGCCGACAATCAATCTACCGTAGCCTACGGGAACCGGATGACCTTGCGCTGTCGTATTCACAGGACCGTTGAAAGTATATGAAGGAGTGTTCTCTGGACGCTCTGGAATATCAGGAGTCTTAGGAGCCGTAGAGAGAAGCTGCATCACTCCACCCAATACAAGTGAGTTTCCAATTCCTAAACCGACTTGAGCTGCAAAGCCACCGAAGCCAGTAGCACCGATACCACCAGTAGCGATAACGATTGCAATAATTGCGATACCAATTAAAATTCTAGACTCAGCGTTTGAACCGATCACCGTTGGAATGATTTGAATGATCTTTGATCCAGGATCTTTGATTTGATTTACATCTGTTAAATCATGGCGACCATTTCGTATTCTAAACCCAACTCCCTTTTCGTGAGCGCTCTCAAGATCTTGTCTGAACCCTTTGTAGTTAGCAGACAATGCACGAATGGCTTCAGCCGTAGTCCTTACTTCTAGCTGGTGGACCCGTCCGTATTTTTTACCAAGCTCTCCGTAGAGTTTAATTGTTCTCATAGAGAAAAATGCCTCACGACTTTAATAGTATTTTTTCTCCAGTACCCATCCCAGATATCTCTGCATGAAAGTCTTCTGTGAATGTGGTGAATGAACATACGATCACCGATAAAAACTCCACCGTGATTTATAACAGGAGACCTGAGTTGCATTAAGATAATGTCGTGCAACTGAATCTCTTTCGGATCTATTACGCGGAATCCACTTAATTCAAAGTTCTTTGAATAGAGGTCCTCGCCTTTAAGCCACCACTCGAAGTTGCGATCAAAATTAGGAAGGTCGATATTTAATTTTTCTTTGTAGTAGTCCTGAAGCAGAGAGTAGCAATCAAGGGACCCATGCGCCCACTGTCTACCAACTAAAGGAGCCTTGTAGCCCGTAGGTTCAAACTCAAACCAATCACCGTTAGGAACTGAAACAATTGACCACCTCATTCCCGTCTGTTCGCAAATAGTTTTATCGACGATAGAAGGTTGTGGTGATCCGTAGCAATGAGAATGAAAGATCTCAATGATCTCTCCTCGATCTTCCGCGCGCGCGTAGTCTTCTGGATCAATGTCGAACATATCAATGTAGGGTGAAATATTTTTACAAGGAACGAAAACCTCTAAGCCAGCTTCGACAATAACAACACCACATGCCTCTCTTGGTATTTGTGCTTTGGCCCAATTCAATGCTAGGATTTTATTGTCCGAGTTCATCTTCTAATATTACTCCCTGGGAACCCACCGAAAGGAAGGTCTGTTCCAGAACCGAATCTCACTTTACAACTTGAAAGTCTCTTTCCGCATTTATCTAAAGCTACGTCTGTGGTCTGTGCATCGGCTGCCGTAAAGTATCGAGTGTCTGCGTATCCGCATTCACCACCTCGATAAATCCAAGAGCAAAGGTTTGCAATGATCTGCCTTCTAGGAACTGACACACCAGCCAGGTCAAGAGCTGATGCTAATTCAAACTCAACGAAGTCTCGGTTCTCTGATATTTTTCTATCGATATAAAACTTGTCATCAACAAAGTGAGCATCTGGATCGGCGTCTGAGTTTACTCCACCCGTGAAATTAACTGCGTCTAAATATTTTGCGAGAGTTCTTTTTCGATAAACAGTAGCGCCTGCTAAGTCATCAAGCTCCAAAAGAAGAGCTGTGATAACACTGAGCACATTGGATGCGCGAAGCCTTGGTCTTGGAAGTGTTCCTTGTCCTGACATTTCAAACCCTGAAGCCTGAATCGGGAATCGAGTATAGACCTCTCCTTTCCAAGTTACGTTTGCGGTGAGTTCGTTAGTGCCAGCGTGGAAGCGAAAGATATCTCCACCGATAGAAGTGCAATCTAAAACAAATAGTTCAACCACTGTACTGGGTTCAAGTTTTTGAATTTCAGTAGTGATTTTAAGTGGCGCACTCATGGCTCGAACACCTGAATAAATGTTGCAGAGATACTATAGTAGTTGCCTAACACTAATACCTTTGACCATTCTTCACACTTAACGCGAATTGAAACTGCTACGTCAGGTGGAGTCCAATCGAATGCTTCATAGCCCTGTCTTGCTACAAGAAAGTTTTCAATGGCTACAGCCTCAGCAGCATCGCGGTTTTTAAATTGAATTGACCAAGACTGTGGCATGTTGTTGATGCCCTTTGGATAACGCTGCTCGTACCCGTCACCAAATTTAACTTTAATGATTTCTGGCTTTCGAGATTTGACCGGATCGTAATCCGAAGTCCAAGTAAATATTGCCACTCATCACCCCGCTAACAATCCACCAGGACGTTTTTGTTTTAGTAGTTCGCTCTTAACTGCATTCGCAATGGCAATTCCAAGCACCTTGCCTTGATCTGAATTTGATTTTGAATCAGTCTCACCAGAACCCATGTTCACATTAACGCTTACTGAAACTCCACCACCACCCTGCATCTTCACAGGAATGTTGCGACCGTCTGGGAGTGGCACGAATGCCTCTGGCGTTGATCCTTCCCCGAAAAGAGCAAGCTGAGGACTACGTGCCACTCCACCCTTGGCGTATGTATTGAGTTTCGCTAAACCATTCTCAGACATAACTCCACCGTTAGCTAATAAAGTATACCCACCTCGGAAGCTTCCGACTCCTGCGCCGCCACCACCGCCACCGGGTGAACCAAACAACGCTCCTGCAATAGGAGCTATAATTTGTTGTCTGATTGCTATGCGAGTAAGCTCTTCTAGAATTGCATCAGCGAAAGCTTGAAAGGTTACTTTGCCAGTACGAACAAAGTCGTACATTGCGTCTTCAATTCCCTGAAACATCATACCGAAAACTTTTTGTGTGCTCTTAGCCGCGTCAGTTGCAGATTCTATGTAATCTCTGAAAGCCTTTGTGGCTCCGTAACCAAAGCTTCTCTCTTGATCGTATTGTTGTTCGATCAAAGACTTACGCTGCTCTTTGATAGATTCATTTTGTTTTAGAAGCTCTGACGTTTGTTCCTGGGTCATTCCCTTTGAGGCTTTGATTGCTTCTTTATCAAGGTCGCGAGCTGACTTTAATTTGTTAAGTTCAAGCGTTGTGAGTTTATAGTCATTAAGAGATTCTTTGAGTTGTTTGTTCTCTTCCTGTTTTAACTTAATGTACGAGTCCATTTTATTGACTTCAGAACTATCGCTTAATTTTGGTGCCATTGTTTTACGCTTTGGTGTACCAGGCGCAGTCGATATCTGTTCTCTGAGTCTAATCATTTCAATCTGATCATCTCCGAACAAACGAGAGTTTCTAAGTAGGCCGGCCTGTCTTTGTGAAGCTGCTTTATATCGAGCAGCCTCTCTCGACTCGCGCGCGCGCTCAAGTCTTTCACCCTCGGCGAAGTTGCCTGATAGGACAGCTTTTGCTTGTCGAGCCATTGTCGTAACCGTATCAATTGCACTTGCACCAAGAGATGTGAAGTTACTTGCTGCAAGAGCGCCAAGGCGAAATGCTTCTCCGATTCCCTCGAATATCATTTTTACATCGACGCCGATGGATGGGAATTTATTAAAGGTATCTAAAATATTCTGAAGAGTTGGAAGTAAAGTCTCTAAGCCCTTGCCGAAACTCTTTTTAAGTGAACTAGACATTTGAGATAATGTGTCGTTGAACTGATCGGCTCTTGCAACAAAGTCACCACTAAATCCTAGAGCAAATTCTCCGAGAGCTTGAGATCCTTGGTTTAAAAAAGGAATCATATCGGTTCCAGATTTACCAAATAACTTAACTGCAAGAGCTGCTTTCTCAGGACCATCTTTAAGCTTAACAAAATTATCAGACAAGCGAGCCATTAACTGTTCTGGAGATTTTGTTTTTAATTCTTCAGCTGAAATTCCAAGGCTTCTAAATGCAGAAGAAACCTCAGAGCTTCCGCTCCTTGCGGTGGCAGCGGCAATAGAAAACTTTCGAAGAGCTCCGACTAATCCTTCTTGTGAAAGTCCGGCTTGCTTTGCGGCCTCTTGGTATCCAGAGAGTGCGTTTGCACTGATACCTGTCTTCTGAGACAGTTCTCCAAGTCCGTCAGCAATATTGATAATGCCTTTGCCGTAGTCTACAGCCTGGCGAATGACTGCGAATGTGATGAATCCCTTTAAGTAAGTGGCAGCAGTACCGAAGCTCTTGGACATTCTGGTAGAAGTAGTTTCAATAGACTTAAGGCGCTTGTCGAAATTAACAAGAGCCGCTTCGCCTTCAGTTTTCGCTTTGAGTTTAAAAATTAAATCTGAATTCATTTCGCCTCTTTTGATTTCTCGTTCAGAATTCCCACCGCTGAAAGCTCCATGACTCTTATGTCATCTAATCGCTCGGGCCTGTTCTTCACTTTATAAATTCTAAACACAGCGTCGACGGAGGCATAGTCGAGACCTAAAAATCCACCCATTCCCCCGACTCGCCATTGAGTCGCAAGCTTCAGGAACAATTCAACCGACTCCCAGTTCTCCTCAAAGACCAAGAAATCATCCGGGTCTTCTTTGAGTTCCTCGGTGGCATCGATTGCACCGAAGGCTTTAAGATCGTTTGCCAGTTCCTCGGTGCTGGCTCCACCCGCCGCCCAGTATTCAGCAGCGTCTGCTAGTTTTTTCTTTTCGCTCCATCGCCTTGTCCAGACGAAGACATTCCAGACGAAGACATTAAGTAAGATTCAACAACTGCGGTCGCAACTGAAGGAACATCTAACAATGAGTCCCTGGTTCCATCTGAGAATGGAACATCGTTACCACTGTCATCGGTCACACCCTTCCAGCCTATGAGTACAGACTTTGCAAACTCGATGTCATTCATGTTTTCAGAACCAACCAGCTCTTTTGTTTTAGAAGCTGCAAGTCTTTTGAAAACTGCGTCGAATGTTTGCTCAATGAAAAGCCCGCCATCGACTGGCACTTTTACTTTCACAGGCCATGAATAATTTTCGCTCTGCTGTAGCTTGAACATAAAACCTCTTACTTAAAGATAAAGGATATTTCGTCGTTTCCACTTGTGGTGGGTTCACAACGAAATGGTACTGATAACATTTGAACGCCGTTCGAATCTTGGTAAGTCGGATTGCCTAGAGATATGTTAGGGCAAGACAGATTCACTTTGTGACCGTTCGTCGCTCCGTGATTCAGCGCCAGGGTCGTTGCAGTGTTGGCGATAATTAAATCCCAGTAATCTTTTTCTGCAATCGTTGGAGCTTCGAATACTAAGCTTCCTTGAGGAGAGCGGTTTAAAATCTTTACTTCCTCAGAGCCGATCAAAATAACGTGCTCGATTTGGTTTGAAAGATTAAGAGAGCAGCTCTCAAGTAAAGCTGAATAACCTGCTAGAGAAAAGCTTGGCGTGTTCTGTGTGCTTGCCAATTTCGGTACGGTGAACCCTGAGAAGTCAGGAGTAAGAGCGGGCGTATCTGTAGGCTCGCTATATAAACCTGTGAGAGAGAATTTAAAAGTCGGAATTCCCTTTACACTCAAAGACATTTCAACACTTCCGCGCGCGCCAGTGATCTTATGAAGAACGCCGTCTACGTTGAAGTAAATTGAGCATGATTGAAAGCCTGTAGAGATTGGTTTGTATTCAATCTGTGTTGCGTAAACCGGAGTTCCATCGGCTGTTGCGTCATCGACTGCACCTGCAGCTGGGTACGTAAATGTATTTGCGTCAGTAACTGTGATCGTAACACCTGCTGGAATGTTTGCAGCAGCATCAGTGAAGCCTGAAGGAATAACTTTATCGCCAGTCAGTAAACCGTGAGTAACTTTCGTTACGGTTACAACTGAGCTTGCAATCGCAGCTGTGATTGACGTTGTGCTGATCGTAGGAGCAAAGCCGCACGCGCGTAAGAGACTATCGTAAGCCGGAGCTTTACCGATCACCCCACCAGCTGCGTATTCAATTTCAAATGAAAGCTGAACTGCAACGGCTGCAAGAAGAGCTTGAGAAATTCCTAAGTAAGGTCTGATCAAATCACGATCCACAAGCTCGGCCTGGATCGGTTGTACGTCCAAGTTTTTTAAGAGCATTGCATTCGTTCCAGTAGGAACGGGATCGGTACCGTAAGTCGATTCGATCTTCGCAGCTATAAGTCTTTTGTTCGATAATAGAGACACAAGGCCCCCCTTTTTAAAGTGTTGTCATACTTGTTCGCGCAGTCTGGTACTGCACTACATAATCAATTGGAAAAATTCCACCGCCACCATCAGAGTCAACGAGATCAAAATTCACCGCACCAGGAAGAATATCCATTACGAAATCATTCCCTAGTCCCAAAGTTGTATCGGCCATTATGGCTGTGTGAATTGAGTTTATTATTCCATCAGCTACCTGATCAGGAGGCGTTCCTCTAACGATCACAGAGACGCGAACTCGAAGACTCCAAACGAGACGGTTATAAGTATCATCGGCTGGATCGTCTCGAAGTGGTTCAACCACCACACAAGGAACTTCTTCTCGGCTCAGTGCAACCTTAAGACTTCTCTCAATTCTGGTGGCTAGATTCGTTGGAGAACTAACACTCTGAAGAGTTGTCTTAATCGCCGATAGAATTTGTTCGCGCCTGGTACTCATACTTTAGTTAACTCCATTTGAACCAAGGCTCCGTCGTCCATGAATCGAGGTGATTCGCGAACGATGTACACAACGCCGCCGACAGTGACTTGGGTCCCTCTAATGAGAGTTAAACTTACAGATGCTTTTAAAGTTAATAGATATTCAGTTGAGATAATTACACTGCCATCGATTTGATCGGGCTTATCTAGAAGGCCAGTTTCAGAATGTGCAAGTGCGCTTGTATCGGTCCAAGTAACAGGCACTCCCATGTCAGCGAAAAATGCGTCGAGTGAAGCGTCTTCATTGAAACTAAACTGAGAGATCGAAGAAGTAACTAGAGTTCCTTCGCTGGCTCCGTTTTCATAAATGATTCCATCACGAACATCTGACTCTACTGGGTAATCTGAAATTGAAAGTGGAGCAGTGTAGGTAATTAAGGCGCTCGTTAATGTCGGAGTCGTAGCTCCTGATGAACTTGTAAGATATGACATTAAATCAATCGTCGCGTTGTCGCCCGTAGTGATAAGGCTTGCACAGTTTGTATTTATTTCGGCCACGGTGTTTGATTGGCCAGCGATGGCAGTTGCCCACGCGCTGCCATTCCAATATTTGCGCACACCATTTATTATCGGAGAATGTTTTACGGTATCAGAACCTGAAGCCGATTGAGTTGTAGAGAATGCAGTCCATGCACTTACAAGAGTTCTCGTGTTGCTCTGAATTGATTGAGATGTTGCAGAATAAATTGCAGGTAAAGTATAGCCAGAAGTGTATGCGGACGTATGCTGAATAACATCATAGACCATTAGGTCTCTGATTTTATAATTCGCTACTTCGCCACCGGCAACATCGTAGTATAAACCAGTTCTAAAGTATGAAGCTCCTACGTGCCTGATTCCGTTCACCGCTGTGTTTGCACCCATGAGGGCACCATCTAAAAACAGTCTGTGATCGCCTGGCGAATTGTAGTTTGAATGATATTCAATTTCGTATTCAGTGCCAGCAGTAGGAGCCCAGATACCGGCATCGTGTACGACCTCTGTACCTGTCGTTGATTCTTGCGTGAAGAAAAGTAAGCGACCGTTTGTGTGGTGTGAAACCTTGCAACGATTTGAATCATCAAACCGATTTGCGCCGACTGAGAAAAAATGTTGGTCAGTCGGTGGCGTTCCCGAATAGTTTGGAGTCACTTTGAATTTAACAACGATGACTTGGCCGATAGGAGCGTTATTGTAAACCGGAATATCAAGGCGCTTAGAACCAGCGGCTGTCAGATCAACTTTGCCACCGCTTACTGTTACTGTCCCAGTTGCGACGTTCGTTAAACTGCCAGCGTATCTAGAATAGGTTCCATTGATTGATGTGCGCCACTCAGCCATGTATAAAATGTCGGCGTGAACAATCGTAGATAGTTTTGCAACACCACTTAGAAAAGCAATCGTGCTTGAGTTGAATAGAAAACTAACGCTTGAAGAGTGATCTAGATTTAGAAACGGCATGGGCTCGCCCCAATATCAAACCCTCGCGCGCGCGCATACAGAACACTAATACTTGCTCGCTCGCTGATAAGGGTTTGCATTCATATCCTTTGCCGTTCTGTTTATGGTCGATATTTTTTGAAGCCAACAATAGAAGCAGCGACTTCAAGGTCTACGGTTCCTGTAACATCCATGTTCAATTTTACGAAACGGTTGAACTCATCTTTGTTAACACAAAGCATCTGCTGAGAAGCCGCGGTACCAACCTGAGTAAAAGAAGCTCCGGTAACAACAGCATAAGTTCCAGCGCTTGTAGCTGAAGAGTGAATTGCGAGGTCAATCGTGTCTGCGCCGCCAGTACCTTCCACGTTTACGATGAAACAAATCGGGCCTGTGTATTGCTGAAGGTCGACTGCTGCGGTCAATCCGTCAGCGGTAACTCCGGCAACAGCCTTAAGAGTTGCATGAGAAAGTTGATTCAATGAACCGCCTGCAGCGAAAGACTTTGAACCAATCATTGCAGTTAGTATAAGGACGATTGCGAAGATCAAGTTTGTGAATTTCATTATTGATAAACTCCCGGTTTAGTTGAAAGCGTTTTGCTCAAGTCACCATTTGATGACCTTAGAAAAACGGGCGAAGTTGCCCTCGCCCAGTTTATTTTAAAACTAGATCGTATCAGCACCGCGTGTGAACGCTTTAGCATGTCGTACTGCTACGTCCACATCTTGAAGCGCGATCACGCGAACTGTTCCAGCGGTAGCGCCAGCATACGGATCAACCATAAGATCGAGGCCTGACCACATGCCGATCATTAACTGAGACCAGACTCCGAACCAATAGTCACCGGTGGTGATTTGGTTTGAAACTTCAGTTTGGTAACCGTTAACAGTTCCGCCAGCTTCCCAGATTGTCTGACCAGTAGAAGAGAACTTCTCGGCAGACTTCAAGTCACCGCGACCAGCAGCGGTAACAAGGTACTTCATCGAACCAATGTCAGCGTTGTCTGTTGCAACTTCTGTTTCCATCGTGATGATCTCTGCGAAAGTTGGAGTCGCAGCAGCAAAGTCGGTCGTATTCAGGTCGGTTGTGTCTTTCAAACCAAGAGGTTGGTTGGCAGCACCTGAACCGTAGAGACCAGCTAAGTCGATCGCCAAAGCAACTACGGTTGCTAAGTCGTTACGAACCAAGTTCTCAACATCAAGCGACGATTGGATCAAAAGCTTTCGGCTAATGTCCGTGAAGGCTCCCAATGTTTTAGGAGTCATTGTTACTTGAGCGAAAGCTTGTTTGGTCTCAGTTGGAGCGCCAGACTCAGCTACCCAGTAAGCAGTTGCTCCACCAGTTTGTTTTGGAATCGCGATGTCGCCAACAAGTCCGTTTAGGACGGTAGCGCCAGCACGTTGAAGGACTGATTTCTTACGAAGCATCTCAATGAAACCAACAAGGCTCGTTGCAACAGTGTATCCACCGTCAGCAGCGGTACCCTTGTTTAGATCTCGTTGACTTTGACCGAACGAAAGAACTTCTTGTGGAATATAAAAGCCTTGGCTCGTTTTACCGCGAACTTTTGAAGCGGCATCAGAAACTTCACGCTCGAAAGAAGCAGCTTCTTGAGCACGACGATCACCAGGATTTGAAAGAGCACGAAGAGCGTTCATAAAATGAAAGCTTTTGATCTCTTTAGGAGAAAGACCCAATTGAGGAGCGTCCGCAGAACCGCTAACCGGAGCTTGTCGGGTAGAGATTTTTGAAAGGACCGCTTCACGAGCTTCTTCAAGACTCTTGCCACCGTCTACTAATGAACTGGTGAAGTCTGAATCCATCTGGTGCTTTTCGCACATAGATCGGATTTGAGTTTGGCGCTCACGCTCTTGTTGACGAGCTTCGTCTTGGAGCTTTTTGAGTTCGATTGGATCCATTGAATTCCCCTTTGAGGTCGGCGCCTCTAGTGTTTTGATTTCTGTTATTGAAACCGGCATTTCTTTTTCGATTGCGATAGGAGTCAGCTTTGCGATCTCTTCAAGAGCGCGCTTACCGAGGTCGCCTTCTATTTTAACTTCTTGTTCTTGGTTGAAATCACGTCCGATGCCGACTGTGTGATCAGCTGGAACAGTGACAATAGAGACCTCGAATGGCATCCATTTCGTGGCTAAGTACTCGTCGCCTTCTTCGGTCGACTTCTCGCGCTTCATCTCTTTAACCTGGTAACCGAAAGACACATTGCGCAACACACCGTCTTCTATCATCCCGAAAACTTCATCGGCGTGAGCACTTTTGGCGAAACGAGCACGAACATAACCGCGCTTGTCTTCACCCATCCATGCCTTTTCGATCACACCGATAGGCTTATCCCAATCGTGATTAAAGAGAATATTGGCTCCGTCATTGAGCCTTTCAAACTCTGCCGCATCTTTCTCGTGTGAGAGGACTTCTTTACCAAACCACCGCTCTACGGGGTTTTCAGAAGAAAATGAAAATTCGACAACTCGCTTTTCGCGGTCCAGCTTGATGTCTGCTCGTTCGAGTGAACGACGAAGTGACTTGAGTTTTATTTGTGGCATTACGCACAATGGTCGGAATTAAATGTTAAGAGGTCAACACAATTTTGGTCTGGGTTCTACTTATTGACCGTCCTATTTTTTAAAATTAGACTTTCGCCGCTCCACTTGGAGGTGCTTGTTTCATTAAGAGCGTTTCAACCTGAGCCGAAGTCTCAAACTTAAGACCTGCTTCAGCGATTAGTTTCTCCTCACGCTTCCGATTCGAAATGACTTCATAGAAGTCTCCACCCATATCTCCGATAACATCTTGATGAGTTTTAAATCCAGCTGCGACCGCATCTCTGTTGGCTGCGACTTCCTTTTCGGGATCAATCCAGGCCCACCCTCGAGGCTGCCACTTACACGATTCATAAATCTCTTCTGATATTAAATTGAACTTCGGAATAGATACCGCACCAGAAAGAGTCGCCATGTCCAGCCAGGTTTCAAAGATCTGCTGGTGAAAGTTTTCGACCATCCACTTCTGAATGATTTTATAAAAATCCCTCACACTAACAAGCGCCTGCCTGGTTGATGAATAGTTAGACTGAGAATAGTCTGACGAAATTCCCTCATAAGAAACACCCACCGAAGCTGCAACTCCTCGAAGCATCATTCGCATAAACGGATCGAATTGTCCGCCTGGCCGATCGATATTAGGGACGTTTACTTTTTCTCCAGGATTCATTTGTTTGAAGACACCTGGTTCGAATTCCGATACTCGTTGACCAGCATCGACGTCATCACCCTGTAGCTGCCCTTCGGGAGTTTCGATAAATCCCATCAGCGCCGCCGATGCACGAGCCGCAATGACTTCAGCCTCTTCGTATCCACCCATGTGGCGAAGCCTGGTAATTGCTGCGGCTGCCCAAGGAACTCCTCGGGTTTGCCCAGGACGTTCACTAATGAACAGATGAATGATTTCATTTGCCGGTACACGTACGCGCTCACGCGCTCTCTCTTGTCTTGCACCCATTCCGAACTGATAGTCTCCTGGATGCTTTTTTAAAATATGATAAGCGACCGGGCGTCCCCACTCGTTAATCTCAACACCCATCCGGACCGCGTTCCCGTTTGGTTCAATGCCGTTGTAATTGTCGTCTACTAGATCGGACTCAATAACCTCAAGACCTAAAGAGACTTTTGAGCCACCGAACATCTGAGTGACTTTGCGAAAGAAGATCTCACCCGACTCAACAACTGATCTAATTGCTAATCGCTCCATGTCCGAGAAAGAAAGTTTGCCGGCAACATCACAGTATTGTTTTCGGGTCCAGCGGTACCATGCAGATTCGACTGCATAATTTACTTCTTCGTCTAGCTTGCCTCCGCGCTGTTTCATAATTTGTGATTGAAAGATAACTCCAGGGCCTACGACGTTGACCTGGATATCTCTGAAGAGAGATCTAGCATAATCATTGTCTCGACCAAGCTGGCGGGACCTTGCGCGAAGGGCAGGCAGAGAACCTTTAATTTCTGAATCTACCGATGTGTTCATCGCAATCCAGTCCGCGGTTAAGCGGTTGAATTGAGCACCAGCGAATGATCTTGTTTTAGGTTTTTTCTGCCACGGCCACTTCATTTTTTAAACCTCACGTACAGGTTATTTGGATTGCCGAGACCTTGCTTCATGGATTCTGACTTCTCTTCTTTAACTACTTCAAATTTGAGTTTTGATTCGAGCATGATGAGTTCTTCCATCTTCATTTTACGAAGGGACCTTGAGCCCACTGTGTACTCCTGGACCGCGCCACCTGAGATGATTGCGCGCATGGTAGCTTGTACCGCTTCAAGATCCTGGCGGGCCTGTGATCGACCTTCAAAGGCTGCCGCATCCAATATAGATGCGACCATCTTTACCTGGCCCTGCTCCATTGTTTTGATAATGGTGGGTGTTGCAATGTTAATTGCTTTGACCGCGTAGTAGTAAGTGCCGATCGTAAGCGAGCTTGCAAATAGTTTTGAGAACGTCCACTCGTCCCCATCGGCTAGACCTGTTACCGTGATCACATCAGCGGCCACACCGCTGGCTTTCCTAAAGTAATACTTTAAGGTCCATTGAGCAGGAAGTATGTCTTCGCCCTCCTCATCGAACATCGGACCGTGGTCCCACTCTGTTGTGTCGCCAAGGATAATCTTTAAAGGAACACTCATGCCTTCACCATCTTCCTACGAACCCACCTTTTCGCCTTGTACTTGTTATGCTATTTGGAGTTCGTTGCTGTTGTCTAATTGTTTCTTCTACTCGCTTAAATTCAAGTTCTTCGGCCTTATTTTGATCTAATTTATCCAATTCTGATTTAGATTCTTCAGGCTTCTTCGGATCAATTCCTATTTTCTTTGAGAACGAGTTCCAGATCGTGGCTCGGTGGTACTTGGTGTATAGCCATTGAAGGGCGGCGTAGGCTAAAACCGCACAGTCTAAAGCCTCGTTTCGTTTACCCGAAGGTAAGATCCAATCCTTAACCGGGAACCCTTTCACGTATCTTGTGATTTGTTTTTCAGAAGTCATCTGTTCAAAGAACTCAGCCGGTAAAGAATTCGGGAAGTGAATGTACCCAGGAGCCCGTTCACCATGTTCTGGATCTTGAAGCTTGAGCCTTGAATAGATCACAGACTTAATCGTATCAGACCCCATCGGGTAAACCTGAGCGCCACCTTTCAGGAGCTGACCGCGCATGTTGATATCCACCGTAGTGGGTTTACCAAGCGCGATTTTTCCACGCTGTGACTGGCCCTTAGTCCCGATGATTTTATCTAAGCGCCTGCGTTCCCGAACGTACTGGTAAATTTCATGAGTATGATGACCGCCCGTATCGATGGCTGCAGCTGCTAAAGAGATAACCCTGTCGTCTTCCCGACTTAGATCTTGAAGCAGGATATCATCGAGCTGTTTGTAGATCGCGGGCTTCGCTGGGTCGCCGAAGATCACATCGTGCGAAATGAGCCAAGACTCTTCACCAGGTGCCCACGCGTAACGGCTGCACTCGATTCGATTATCCTGAATGTCAATTCCAGCGGTGACGATCACGCAAGGGTTCGGGACAATATTAGTTTGGTAAAACTCAGCCCTACCTTGTAAGCCTTCAGCGCCGATCTTGGCCGAGTATTCCTCTTCCCAGACCTCACCCAAGACTGTGTTAATGAAAGTCTGTAGAAGCAGCGGATCTTTTCTCGAATCAAGAAACTCTTTTGCGATCGTTCCCCAAGAGGCATTCGGGCTATAGGAGTAAGCAGCCCAGATATGGATTGCAACGTGGCGCCTTGATCCTCCGGTGTCGGGATCTTTAATATCAGGGACCCATCCGTAACCGCAATTGTAATCAGCCGCCTGTCGACGTTCGGCCTCTTCAACCATCCAGCGTTTGTGTTTGTGTTCGATCACGCAGCCATTTTTTGAGCAAACAAAATAAGCATTCTCCGGTTCGTCTTTCGGCCACTTCATGAAATGACCAAACCTTCCAGCCTTAGTTTTCTTTTCGGTGAACACTAAGTAGTCGCTGTGATCGCAGGTCGGACAAGGGACATTGTATTTGTATCTCTGATCTGCGGCGGCGTAGAGCTTTTCAATTCGAGAGGTATCTTTAATGAGAGGAGTGGAGCCTGCGATAATTTTTCTATTCCAGAAATATTCTGTTCGCCGTATTCCAAGTTTAAGTTGATCACCCTCAGTCCCCGCGCTTGCTGGGTACCCATCGGTTTCGTCAAAGGCCACAACTCTTCTACCCACCCGCCTGAATCCGCGAGCTGAGTTTGCACCGACAACTCCAAGAACCCCACCAGGGAATGACTTTGTGAGAATAGTATTATCGCCGTCCTTTGACCGCGGTTCACTAACGAGAGAAGTTAATACTGGAGTGTCGCGAATCATCGGAGCGATCTCTTCTTTCGAATAACCTTCAGCATCTTCGATGGTGGGTTGAACGAGCATGATCGGACACGGGTCTTGATGAATATGGTAACCGATTAAGTTATTTAAAATCTTTGTGTACCCAACTCGCGCCGACTTCATAACTGAGACTTGCTCAATCGCTGGGTCTGTCATGAAGTCCATCATTCCCTTCTGATAAGGAATCGTCTTCCACTTCCCGGCTTCCGCTGAACTCTCAGGGGAGAGGTAAGCAAACTTATCTGACCACTCACTCAGAGATAATTTCTCAGGCGGCTTGAAATGATTGAAGAATTTTAAAACAGTTGGTTGGGTCGTATTCACTCAGGGACGCCGGTACTAGCTGACAACTCCTCTAAGGTTTCTCGAACTAGACCCTCAAGGACGATGTACATGTCAGGAGTAAATTCATGGTGGCGCTGTTTCATTTTGGCCGGCACAGCGAGCACTTTAGTTCGAACAATGGCTGCAATGTTGAGCCAGGTCTTTTCAACTTCGGTCACTTCGATCAGCTTCCCTTGAGCCTTTTCATACTCCAGTCTTTGAAGTTGAGCCGAGTAAGTTTCTTTAACCGCGCGCGAGCTTCGGTAAGCATGGCCGACTTTATCGATTGCGCCTTCATGAGCTGGTGCGTCAGGGATCGAAAGTGGTTCATTGTTTGGTTGGCCTGAGGATCTAAACTTTGAAGGGTCCGAGTTGTTTAACCACTCCTGGTCTGCCACAGCTGGGTCGATCTTCCTGTCACCATTCCCATCGGTTGTTGTGCTGATCCTGCCCCGTTTAACGGCTTTGGATACGGCTTCAACCGAGACCCCTCGGTGGAGAGCATACTGACGCATGGACAGTAGTGGCATGTGACCTCAAGTCTCACTTAGTTGGTTTGGTTCCGATAATGGTGCTCTTGCGTCAGGCAGCTGTCAACCACGGTGGATAGGCTTTAGAAAGGGGCTCGTCAACCCTGTGTGGTCGTCACCCCAAATTTTTTTCTTATCCCTAGAGAG